TTAGTTTTCTGAGATCTAGTTCACCCATTGATTCTTGGTATCTTTCAATACAGTCAGTGATAGTTATACCGAACTCTGTACAGAAGTTATCATCAACACATATCCATACAGGGTTAATTATTTCTTCTAGCTTCATTTATCTAATCTCACTTTCTTTACCCACAATAGTTTGCCTTTAAGGAAAGCCTTTTGGATACCTGTTGTATCATCAAAGACTACGGATATCTCAGACTTTACCTTTGATTTGATTCTCAGGATAAGGTCTGTGTAGATTTGTGCTGCAGTGTGCATTATACATCCTTTAGGATTGAACCTCTTTTGATTTTACTAACAAGGGTTTCATATAGGTTATTCATCACAGAGCCAAACTTTAGGTTATCTGATAGTCTGGCTAGTTCATGATAGTCTAAACGACCTAAGCCGTTTAAAATTGTTAATGCGTCTTCTTCAGACATTGTGATGGTGTATTCAATTTGGGTTTCTTTGGAGATTTTCATTCGTTTTCCTCTAGGTGATATCCGATTAGGCTAATGAACTTGGTTAATTCATCACGTTGGCTATAGCCTTCATAGGTTAAGGCTTTGGCTACTACTTCAGCATTCATGAATATAGATGATAACATAGAATGTTCTTCTACATTACTTATGCTGATTCGCAGAGTGTATGGTTGGAACAGTATAGGATAATCAGAGCATTTAGAGACTTCCATTAGTATTGATCCTCATTGTCAAGTGCATCATTGATTTTAATACAGATAGTCTGCATACGTTGATATCTTTCATCAAAGACATGACAGGCTACACTTGGGATTTGTCCGTAGTAAGAGAATAGACTGGACATATCTCTGTATTCTTCAGCTGTTTCAAATGTGATAGTTAATGAGAAGGGTTGAAAGACTTTTGGCTGGATACGTTTAGTAATTACTTGCATATTATACCTCAGTGATTAATGATTGAACAGTTTCAGTGCAGTTGGTACATACGAACTCTGCAATTTTGGTACCGAAAGGGGTGTGAGTGACGCTTAATACGTTGACGTCTTCTGAGTTGTGTTCTAGATGACAGTCTTCGCAGTGGACAAAGTATAATCTCTTGTACATTTAATTCCTTTGTTAAAAAAGTTCAAAAAGTGATATAAAACGAACAAATTGAACGTTCAGGTTTTCACACACGAAAAATCCCTCAAGACATCCCTCAAGTCTCGCCTGTTTCTCAGCGAAATCATCGAGTTACTGTCCTGAGAGGATGTTTTGGGTTACAGTCCCCTGTCTTTATCTATTTGCCTGTGCCATTTATCCTCTTGTTGTATGAATTCTCTGTGTTTTGTTATCTGGTAGTGTATAGCTTGCTCTGTTTTGTTCATAGAAGGTAGTTCTTCCATGATGTCTACTAGTGCATTCAGCTCTTCCCCTGATAAATCTAGGGAATATCTACCATAGGCGTGTCTTAAGTATGCCATTTTACTGTCCTTCCAGTATTTGATCATAGATTGCTGTGTATTCTATGATGATGCCGTTGAGTTCTACCTCGTTTACCATGTTTTCCAGTACACTTCTGTTGTCTGACACCGCATACAGCAGTGTTTCCCCTGTTGTGTCTGGTGACATGACTACTTTACAGCCGAATTCCTTAACGGATTCGATAACTTCTTCTGTTGTACACCCAAAGTCTCTTGCCTTGAGTGGGTTTAAGAGTAAATAACGTGCTTTCATAGGTTTCTCCTTAAGCTTCTACGATTTCATTGAACCAAGTGTCAGAACTCCAACCAGCTGTGACACCAAACCTTACTTGTTTACCAACTAAGCCTCGAGCAAGCTTATATTGTTTACGAGCATGTTCAACATCACGGTTGATTGAGAGTTTACGGACAACTTCCTTATCATCTACTGCATAGACGTACCTGTTAGCAGGGTCTGTGTAGACAACCATCAACATAGATGTCTCCATAGTGAACATTGCAGTAGTTGTATCGCCTTTAGTAGCGAAGTTCATTGTTGCTGTAGTCATATTATATCCTTTGGTAATGACTTTTAATAGAATCTTGGTACTTACCCCAAGTGGTCTCTCCGTAAGCCCGAGAAGAGCAGTTATTTACAGATGTACGATGTGAACAGTCACATCTTCTGCTTTGTACTTAAGTAAGTCTTTAGCAGACAGTACTCTGTCAATCAGTTTGTTTGTTTTGTTGCAGTATACTAGGTACATAGTGCCTCCTTAAGACAGTTGCCAAGCTTTGCGTTCTAAATCACGGTACTCCGCTGGTGTACCAAGATTAGGATTATCCCACAGCATACACAGTATACGGGATATCTCAGGATTGTTCTTCCATGTAGGACAACCTTTAGCCCTCCAATGTTTAAGGTGTCTTTCAACACAACGAGGTAGAGCAAGCCCTTCTTGTTTCATATTCCAAAGCATAGACTCAAAGTCACCAGCAAAGGTAGCATCACCCCACAAGTAACGAGCAACAGCCTTAGAAGCTTTTGGTCGGGACTTCAGGTATCCAGAATTAGCTATGAACCCACACGGATGTCCAACAGGAAATCCGTTAGTAGTAGTTTCTTTTGTATCACGGTTAACGATACGTCTCACAATATCAAAACGTTTAGCCATTTCATTCTCCTTCGTTGATTTCAATTAACAGAATAGCAATCTGTACACCAGCACAGACACTTGCAGCGATTAGACCAATTACATGGAACCAACCATACATCGCCTCAAACTGTATCTTATCGACACAGAACACCATTAGTTGCGACCACAACAGAATGTAAACAACGTGCATTAACTTAGTCATATTAATCTCCTTGAGCTATGACAGAACAGAGCAAGACGCTCTCGGAAGACCCCAACAAAGGAGCCAACCGAGAAAGCCCTCACGCTTCAACAGCAACAAACCAAGAGTCAGCAGAGTAGCCAAACGCAGCAACAAAGCGAACAGGCGAGCCACCAACACGAGCAGACAAACGAGCAAACACAGCGTCCCGAGAGACAGGACGACCCAAGGCACGGACAGCGTACGGGACACGGCAGACACGAACACGACCGTCAGAGCAAACCACAGACACAGCGTCAGCACCAGACAAGGCAACCGCAACAACAGACACAGGAGCCGAGAGAGAACCACGAGGAACAGAAGCAGCAAGAGACGGGCGAGCAGCAGAAGCCACAGAGCCAAGGACGGGAAGGGCAGAGACCCAAGAAGAAAGAGAAGAGACCACGGAACACCTCCAAAGAGCGCAGACAAAGAAAGCCGAGACGGGCAGCGCCACGCACCGACACGGCAGGGAAAACAAGGGGGGCAAGGAAACCCACGAGGGGGAACAACAAACACACAACAAATTTTTAAACACACACAAAGACATCTACCTCAGACATTCTCCAGCGACATCCCCTATAAAAGTAGGGGTACCCCAAAGACGTATACAAAAGATTACATTTCTAAAAAATATCAAAATTATTTTTATAAGTAAATCAATGGGTTAGTCGGTACATAATAGAGAAACATTTTTATTACATAGGCATATGACAACACAAAACAATTCTGATAAGCTAGAGGCTCTGAGGGAATTAAAGAAGCGTGAGAAATTAAACGCTTACAAAGGCGACTTTGAATTATTCGCCAAAGAACAATTAAAAATCTTACCCAAAGACTCCTCTAAGGGATTCCAATCTTTTGAGTTTAATGAGGCTCAAAGAATTGTGAATGAAGCACTTGAGAAACAACTCAAGGAAACAGGGAGAGTCAGAGCTATTATTTTAAAAGCTCGACAGATGGGATTAAGTACATACACGACAGGTAGGGTATTCTGGAAGAGTTACTTTAATGCTTACAACAAGTCAGTAGTTATGGCGCATGATGCGGCTACTAGTGATGCATTATTTGGTATGTCCAGGAATATCATTTATAACATGGCTGATACATTCAGACCCATGTTAAAGAAGTCAAATGCAAAAGAGATTATGTTTGAGCATAATGATTCAGGGTATCGGTTGTATACAGCAGGAGCACCTGAGGCTGGTAGGGGAACGACTCCTACAATTGCTCACTTATCCGAGGTAGCCTTTTGGGGGCATGATGAAAAGATTCTGGCGGGATTATTTCAAGGAATATCCCAGTCCGAAGGTACCGAGGTAATCCTTGAGAGTACTGCTAACGGGGTAGGAAACTCATTTCACAGGTTATGGCAAGGAGCTGTAAAGGGTGAGAATGACTATATCGCTATCTTTGTTCCATGGTACCTGATGACGGAGTACCAGAGGAAAGTCCCTGAAGGATTTGAAAGAACAACAGAGGAAGAAGTATTAGTTACTAGGTATAATCTTAGTGACGATCAGCTATACTGGAGAAGGTTAAAGATTGCAGAGGGTGGTGAGAATAAGTTTCGACAAGAATACCCTGCGACA